CACGCGCAAGCATTCGGCCCACACTTCGACGGCGGGAACGTCGTAGTCCCAGCGCTTGCCCATGAAGCTGAGGCCATAGGGCGGGTCGGTGACGATGCTTTCGACGCTGTTATCTGCGAGGGTGCGTAGGACCTCGAGACAGTCGCCTAACCTCAGGTCGATCATCGTCACGGGTTCTTGCCCCTTGCTTTGGCGATGGCCGACTTCGCGTCATCGATGGCGTCGACGTAAATGCTGAAGGCGCGTTGCCCGTCGAGGATCGCCGCGTGCTCCGCCTCAACGAACGCCTCACATGCCGCCAGCAAGTCTGGTGCGGCGGCGATGAGGTTGGCGTTCGCACTTGTCTCGTTGGACGAGGGGGCTTCTCCCAGCCATGCCGGGCCAACGCGCCATCCATTGCCGGGTCCGTTGGGTTCTCGGGCCATCCACGGTCCCGGTGTGTGCTTGCTCATGTGTTCTCCGTGGCCTTGGCCGCTTCAATCAGCACACGACGCGCCCATGTCGACACCCTCATGGGTCGGCCACGCTCGTCGATGACGGCGGCGGCTGCTGCGTCGAGGGCTGCACGTTCGGCGGGCTTGAGATCGATGTTCAGGGCGATGCGGGGTTGTTTCTTCATGTTGTCTCCTTCAATCGTTGCGTTGCGTCGCGGATGATTTCGACGGTGTCGCTGTCGTGGTCGTCGCCGATGACTTTTGCCAATGCTTCGGCGGCGGCGTTGATGGCGTCGAGGTCGTCCTCATATCGCCTAAGGGCGCGGGTCAGCCCGGCCACCGTGGCTCGCAGCGATGCAAGCGCCTCGTCGTCGACGGCCGGCGGGTCAAACAATCCAGGCTGACTCGCCGTCATGGCCACTCCATCGCGATACACAGCTCACGAACGGCATCGTCGGCGAGGCTAGCGGACAGTGGGCCGGCGACGGACGCAGCACAGCGCCCGTACCAGAAGGCAAGTGCGAGACGCCCATGCAGTGCGCGGCTCATCGGCCACGCTCCACCGCATCCATGATCTCCCGGTAGCAGTCCCGCGCCCATCGAAGCAGGGCCGCGCTGTCCTCGCCGGTGTCGACGAGGTCTGCCACCCATCGGGTTATATCGACACCGTCGGCGGCGCTGGCGAACTCGGCGTCGGTTGGTGAGTCGTCGACGCCGGGATCGGGCAAGTGGCGGTCGGGGTCAATCATGGGTCACCTCAATGAGCAGCAGAAACGCCCACACGGGCAGGTTGCGGCGACTGGCTTCGCGCACGATGGCGCGGCGCATGGTGCGGCACATCACACTGGCACCCCGTAGATTTCAGCGAGCTGGGCCAGCGCGTCTTCAAGATCGCGGGGTTCGCCCATTTCAGTGGCCCATGCCTCGGCTTGCTCGTCGGTGATCTGGTGGTCGTCCTCGGGCGGGTCGTCGCGGGTGTCGGGCAGGTCGAGGTCGGCGCCCCAGTAGTGATCAGCGCCGGGGGGGATGTATGCGGTCATTGTGTCTCTCCTGTGAGTGTGTTGGCGTCAGACGTTGGCAAGGCTGATTGCCTGATTGGCCGAGTATTCAGCGTCGCCACCTTCGCCAGCACGCTCGGCGTCAACGACAAAGTCCTCGGCGCGGTTGGCTCGTGACTCAAGGCTTGCAGCAAGGGCCCAGCGAGTAGCACCGCCGTTCTGTTCTGCGTCGGCAAAAGCAGCGTCGGCACGGGCGCGGAGGTTGTTGGCGGCGATGCGAGCGGCGGCGATGGTCTGCATTGTGTCTCTCCTGTTTCGTGCCCGGCACCCTGCCGGCCACATCCACAGCCTACACACCATCGTCACAAGTGTCAAGCACATGTGTGTTGATTGTGCTGTGGGCGCATTGTGATGCGGTGGATCAGAGCAGATCAGTGATCGCCCTGATCGCTTCCTCCTTGCCTCGCGCCACGATCACCCGATCACCGATCCCCCGCAGATAGTCGTGCCAGTCGCGTTGCTCTCGGCTCACTGTGCCGCCGACGGTTCGCTTCATCTCGATCCACAGCCGCAGGGCTGGGACATGCAGATCAGGCACACCGGGCGTGACGCCTTCGGCCTTGAGGCGGGCTCCCTGGCTCGCTCCACGGTGGCCACCGTTGGGGATTGCGTAGATGCGATGCTGTGGATGCGTCTGGCGCATCCACTGGACGAACTCGCGTTGTTCTTCGTGTTCGGTCTTCACCAGTGCCTCCTTGTGATGCGGTCGAAGTTGCCGTCACGCTCATACTGGATCCACGTCGGCGGTGTGGCGGCGTTCATGGCTTCAACAAGGGCGACCACGTCGCCATCGGCAAGGATTCCCTCGGGCAGCTTCCCGCAACGCTGAGCGATGCTGGTGACGGTGGTCCACGCCTTTTGGCCGGCGTAGCCCTCATGGAAAACGCACAGATATTCCGTAACCGGCCGGTCGCTGATCGCCTTGCCGTAGTACGTCAGCGCAATCTGCTCCTTGCCGGTCTTTTGCGAGCGTCTGATCTGCCAGCGCCACGATGACACCTCGACGTCACGCAGGTCGTCAGGATTGACCGACAGGCCCATGATGTCGCCGTCGATCAGCCTGACGTCGATTGGTTCCGCAGCCTTCTTCGATTCGGGAAACGCCGCGCCACAAGCAGGGCAGATCTTGGCGCTCAAATGTACCAGCTCGCTGCAAGCATCGCAGACCTTGACTGGCGCTTCGCCGGACCCGTCGCCCTTCTTGCCGGGGACGTTTGGCCGAATGATCGTGCCGCAGACCTTCGACACACCGGCGAAGTCGAGGACGATGCAGTCCTCCTTCTCTGGCGATGGCCGCATCCCCCGGCCGGCCATCTGCATCATGAGGCGCGTCGACGCCGTCGGGCGCAGGAAGCCAATCAGGTCGGTGGGCGGGTGGTCAAATCCCGTCGTGAGCACGTTGGCGTTGGTCAGGGCTTGCACCTTGCCAGCCTTGAAATCGGCCAGGATGCGTTCTCGTTCGCCTTTCGGCGTCTCGCCAGACACCGTCTCGCAGGTGATGCCACGGGCACGAAGGGCCTCGGCGACGTGGTGGCTGTGATCGATGCCGGTGCAGAACAACACCCAAGACTTGCGGCCGGTGGCATTCGCTAGAATCTCGTCGACGACCTTCTGTGTTTGCTCCTCGGTGTCGACGACTTTCTGTAGTTCCGATTCGATGTAGTCCCCGCCGCGCTTGTGAACGGATGACGTGTCGTAGGTGTGCTGCGTCTTCTTCAAGCGCAACGGGCACAGGTGGCCAAGGGTCAGCAACTCGACGACGTCCACCGGCTCGATCAGCCCATGAAACAGCGCCGGCTCGTCGGTGATCATGCCATGGCCGAGACGGTACGGCGTTGCCGTCAACCCGATCACCACCATGTTCGGGTTGATCGCCTTCAGTTGCCCAAGGAAGGTCCGATAACGCCCCTCATCGTTGTGGCTGATAAGGTCGCATTCATCGACGACGACGAGGTCAATGTGTCCCACGTCGTCGGCGCGGTTGGCGATTGACTGAATGCCTGCGAACGTGATCGGCTCGCCGAGTTGGCGCTTACCGATGCTCGCCGAGTAGACGCCCATTGGCGCGGCCGGCCAGTGCTGGCGCATCTTCTCGACGTTCTGTTCGATCAACTCCTTGACGTGAGTCAGCATCAAGACTCGCGTCTCTGGCCACGTTTGAATCGTGTGCTTGCATAGGCCGGCGACGACGTGAGATTTCCCGCTGCCGGTCGGCATGACGATGCATGGATTGCCCTTGTTTTTGGCGATCCATGCCAGCGTTTCGTCGATGGCGCGTTGTTGATAGGGGCGGAGCATAAGGCCTCAAAACGGCAACAGGTGATCGTGCAGCTCGTAGTCCGCGCAACCCGTGCGCTGAAACCCAAGCGGGATTCCGTCGGCGTTGTGCTTCTCGCATCGCCAAGTGTTGTCCTCCTTGGCGGTGCTATGTGCGCAGGTCCGACACGATTGCGGCGCGGTGACGCCTAGACCCTCATGGCAGACGCCGTAGGCCGGGCACCACTTGCACTCGTACCATGAGGGGTCATGCGACAGAGGCGGCGGCATTTCGTCGGCCAGCGCCAGTCGCTTGCCCCGTGCGATGGCTTTCTCGGCCACGTCGCGGTCATAGCGCACCCGCTCCGTGTAAATCCTGTCGTCGTCCTTGCACACTGCGACGTAGAGGGCGCGGTCGATGCCAAGCCCGTGCATGTAGACCTGCATCTGAATGAAGTGGGTTCGCTTCGCCTTCTCGACGCCGTTCTTCTCTACGTCGTTGAAAGACTTCAGGCTGTGCGTCTTGAACTCGGCGACGTGAGGCTTCTTCGGTGCTTCAGGAACGCCAGATTCGATGATGGCGTCGACGCTGCCAGACACATGGGAGCCAAACGAAACGCGAGTCTGCTCGCCGGTCGTCTCTCTGATCTCGATGCCGATGGCGCGTAGGTCTTTGAGGATCGTGGCTTCTTCCATATGGCCCCGACGGAAGACGCGCAGAACGCGCCCTGGCGGCGTGTCGACAACGGCCCAACGGAACTTCAGCCACAGCCATTTGTCGCAAGGGTGACCCAGCTCAGATGCTCCCATGTGCGAACGTGGCGGTTCCCGGCCGCGCTCGTGGTGGGCGTCGATGAGGGACTGAATGGTCGTGCGAGGCGGTGGAATGGCGGTCATGGATCACCAAAAAAAAGGGGGCCAAAGGCGCCCCCGGTTGTGCGCAATCAGGTCACTTCGCCCACGGCGGCTTAGAGGCAGCAGCAGGTGCGGCGGCTGATGGCGTCGGCGCATTGCCACCGCTCGCCTTCATCGCCTTAATCTTGTTCTTGTCGCCGTACTGCTCACTGGTTTCGGTCACGACCTTGATCGTCATGCGCTTTCCGATGAGTTGATCGCTGTCGTCGAGACGAGCGGCACCGATGGCGCGGCACAGCTCGCCCATCTGCTGATTGCCGATTTCTTCCGCCTTTGGGTTCGGGTTGCGCAACGTGATCATGCCGAAAATCACCCGGCCCTGATGCGTCGGTCCAACGACGTCGCAACGGTAGGAGAGGTAGTCTCCGGTCCCAGCCTTCGTCGCCTTGACGGTGGCTTCGGTGATGGTGACGTCGTACCACCCATCGGGGATCGGCGTGTAATCGCCGCCGTTGCTGCCCTTGGGCATTTCCGCTTCAACGTAGCTGCGTCCGAGGTTTGCCATAATTCATCCTTCTTTCTTGTCAGTGATCGCAAACGAGGGTCGCCCTGGCTTGCTTGTAATGGCCCCGGCAAGGGGGCGAGTGATTGAATCTGCTGCTGCGTCCCATGCCTTCTTGTTGATCTCCGGCTTCCACCTGAAGAGCGCGGACAGGTGGTCGGTGAGGCCGGCATCCCGTGCCAATTCTTGCAACAGATCGGCGTCGACCTTGCGGTCAATGCGGCCCGTGACTTTGAGGACGCCGTAGGTGCTCGTGCCGTCGAGGTCGGCGGGGATGGCAAGCATCGCCGTGATCTGATCCTCGATGTCGCGGCGGCGTTCTTGTGCGTCGCGCTCAGCCTCCTTCGCCTCGCGCCATGCTGCCGTCAATTCGTCGATGGTCATGGGGTCCCCGCAATCTTGCGGATGATCGCGCCGAGGTCTGGTGGCTCCCACAGGTCGAGGCGACCGCTGCGGTCCTTCGCCGACCACAAACCATCCGTCGAGGTCATCAATGCGAAGTGCCCCTGCTCCTTGCGGAAGGCGAAGACCTCATCGAAGAAGTACGGAAGTTGCTGGGCAAACTTCTGTCCCGGCATCGACGGGGCATAGGAGACGGCTCCAAGCTCATCCGCCGACTTCTCCAACTTGGCGCTGAAATACACATGCTTGCCGGGCAAGTCTCGGAAGGCACGAATCAAATCCCCCATCCGATCCTGCATCGCGCCATAGGCTTGGCGAGGGTCACGGGCCTTGCCGCCGACTTGGACCTTCTTCTCCGCCAACAGCAGCACCTCGGCAATCTCCGAGATGCTGTCGAGTGCGACACTCTCAAAGCCCTTCGCCTCATCCGACGACGACACCCAACGATATGCGTCGTAAAGGTCTTCCAACGTCGCAATCTCGATGTATGGAAGGTCGAACTCTTTGATCGACAGCAACCCGGCTTCAGCCGACAGCGTGATCGGAGTCGGCAGAGTTGCGATTGCGCGGGTCTTGCCGTGCCCCGCAGGACCATATCCAAGAAACTTGACCGCAGTGGCTCCAAGCGAGCCTGTGCGCTTCAGACTGATGGCCATTTGGCCTCCATTGTGGCGCGGTCCGGTGATCGGGTTGCGCCGTTCTGTTGTGGACTTTAGCGGCCCCATATGGAATGTCAAGCACACAAACGGAGGCAGTATGACAGCAGACGAGATCAGGGAGGCGCTACGCGACAGGAAGCTGGCGGTGGTGGCGGAACGCACCAAGCTGGCAGAGAACACCTTGTGGCGGTTCATGAACCGCAAGGTCAAGCCCCACCGCGCCACGCTGGCGATCCTTGAAGCGTACCTGAAGGGAGCCACCGATGGTCAAGCTTGATCGCGCCTTTGTTCCCACTGTCGTCGACGACAGGACGCCAGAGCAGCAACTGATCGACGCCATCGCCTACGAGGGAATCAATCCGCCGTCGTCGGTGACTCTCGACGGCAAGATTCATCGGTTCAGGTCCGATGCGTCGAGAGCAAAAAACGGCTGGTACATCGCCTACAGCGACGGGCGACCGGCTGGGCACTTCGGGTGCTGGCGTCGTCAGATTGACGTTTCATGGCGAGCCGAGGGCGGGCCGTCGATGACCCCCGCCGAGGAAGTGGCACATGCCAAGCGCATGGCCGACATGCGGGCGATTCGCGACGCCGAGTTGGCTCGCCAGCGTGAGGTCGTCGCCGAGGTGGTGGAGCAGGTTTGGTCCGAGTTGCTTGAGGCACCCGCCGATCACCCATACCTGCAACGCAAGGGCGTCAAGCCGCACGGAAGCAAGGTGACGTCGGATGGCAAGCTGGTGGTGCCGCTGTTTGACGTCGACGGCGGCATCTCAAGCCTGCAATACATCGAGGGCGACGGCGGCAAGCGGTATCACCCTGGGGGCGAAGTCAAGGCCAAGTTTTGGATGGTCGGCAAGCCGTCAGATGGCGTCATCTATCTCGCCGAGGGATTCGCGACGGCTGCAACGGTCCACGAAGTCACGGGCCGACCGTGCGTCATTGCGTACAGCGCAAGCAACCTCGTCGACGTCGCCGGCTTGCTTGTGGGGCTGTATGGCAATCGGATCACCATCGTCGCCGACAACGACAAGGGCCACGTCGGGCTTCGTGCCGCTGAGCAAGCCTGTGCCAAGCATGGCGTTCGCTATGTCATTCCACCCATCCCTGGCGACGCCAACGACTACGTCCAAGCCGGTCAAGACCTCGCCGCACTTTTGACGCCATCGGCCGGCGACTGGCTCGTCGACGCCGTCGATTTCTCTGCACAGCCTGCCCCCATCTCATGGCTCATCAAGGGCTGGGCACAGTCGCAAGCCCTGATGATGGTTCACGGCCCGTCGGGATCGGGAAAGACCTTCGTCGTCCTCGACTGGTGCTGCCGCATGGCGGCATCCCTGCCCGATTGGATGGGGGCCAAGGTGAAGCCCGGCGCGGTCGTCTACCTCGCTGGCGAGGGTCATCATGGACTGCGCGGTCGTCTGGCGGCGTGGCAGACCACCAACGGCCCGATCCCCCGAGGGAACCTGCTGCTGTCGTCGTCGGGTTGCGACCTCGACACGCAAGCAGGACTGATGAAGGCGCGTGACGCCATAGCGGCGCTGTCCGTGCGACCGTCTCTGATCGTCGTCGACACCCTCCATCGGTTTCTGTCCGGCGACGAGAACAGCGCACAGGATGCCAAGGACATGCTTGATTCCTGCGCGGCGCTGATGGCCACGTTCTCGTGCAGCGTCCTCCTTGTGCATCACACCGGCGTCAACGAAGAGGCACAGGGCCGGGCTCGTGGGTCGTCAGCATGGCGGGGAGCCCTCGACATTGAGGTGTCGGTTACGTCCAAGGACGGCACGATCACGATTGCGCAGCGCAAATCCAAAGACGCCGAAATGCTGGCCCCGATCCATGCCCGACTGGCCAGCGTCGCGATCCCTGGTTGGGTGGATGAAGACGGCGCACCCGTCACAAGCGCCGTTCTGGCGGCCTCAGATGCCCCGCCAGTGCGCGAAAAGGATCCGGCCGGCTCCAAGCACAGGAAGACCTTCGAAAGAGCGTGGTTTGAGTCTAAGGCCGAGACTCTGGACGGAGCCCCGTATCTCACCCGAGCTGCGCTGCGTCAGCATCTGGAGCGCGATGGCTGGAAGGCGTCGACCATCGATCAGGCGGTCAAGCCAAGCGCCCGACCGGGGTCCGTGATCCGTGATCTGCTCGATGCCGGGTTCATTGCGGCAAAAGACCACGGTTGGATCGTGATCGACCCGATGCGGGCTTCGGGTCTGATACTGGCCAAAGGTTCAGAGTAACGTAACGTAACAGGACGGTAACATGCGGTAACGGTTACGGTGGCAAAGGCACTCACAGCGTAACGTAACGTAACCCCCCCTTTAGGGGGGTTACGTTGTTACGGTGGTGATGCGGGCCAGTTGGCACAGTTATCTACCGTGTGGTCCAACGGATTGGAAGGATTGATCTGGCGGGTGATTGCTGCTACCCTCCCACCCACGCCACCCGCTACCGTCTCTCGGCGGGCTGGCGAGCACCGGACACCCACCGGATCGCGACTGGACCCCGCCTGCGCTGGCGGGGTTCTTTTTTGTCGTTGCCTCCATCGCCACCACGCGCTAGACAACGCCCACGATGGGCCCTGACAAGGCAGACGATCCCCGGCATGGTGCTGGGGGTTTGTTTTTTTTGTGCCAATCTGGCAAGATGCTTGCCTATGCCGTCCCCTCCCCGTCCCGGTTCCGGGCGGGCGTCTGATCGCCTGCCTCTCTCTCGCTGGCTCCGCACGGCGACCGACCACATCTTGCGCGTCCAGTACGCCAAAGCCGTCGGCAACCCCGACGTGGTGCCGGACCTCACCGACGCCGAGCGCCTCTCTGTCGTCGAGGCCGACAGCAAGGATCGCAACGCTGCGGCAAAGATGATCCTCGACATCGCCTTGGCCCCTCACGCACGATGGGAGCCTGAGCACCGCGACAACGGGACCATGGTGGCGATGGGAGCCAATTGGCGGCGGCCGTCAATCGAGGAACTCGAGGAGCGCCTAGCAGCCCTCGCGGACGACGGCGACCGCGCCGCCATCCTCGCCATGCTGGCGGCCCTCGACCCCGCCCGCTACGGGCCACCTGGACGCACGGTGGCAGACGCGCCCGACACGGTGGATGTGGTGGATTGGGTGCCTGCGGTGGTTACCCCGGCTGGGAAATAGCGCACCGTGCTGAATATCCAGCGTGGCGCGGCGACACTGCTACCTCATCAGCTTGCGCTCGTGGGTGACAGGACGTCGCGGATCAAGGTTCTCCAAGGCGGCTACCGAAGCGGGAAAACGGTCGCCGGTGTCGCGGCCGTCGTCGACATGGCTTTTAGGTCTGGCGGGTTCCCGATCCTCGTCGTCGAACCTACCTACCGC